GATTTGGCTTGAAGGATTAGCTATAACTTGGAAGGCAGATTTTAAAGAAGTCCAAGACCATTTAAATACCTTTAGGCAAGAATGTATTTTAAAAGCTGATTTTAAAGAAAATGAAAAGCTTGCAAAAGAGCATTTTTTTAATTGGGTTAAAAGAGGCAACCCAGTACCAAAAAAAGAAAGCAAAAGCAAAAACGTATTTGACGAGCTTTACGAAGATTTACAAAAACAAAAACTACTAAAAAATGGATGAGATAATTTTAACGCATTTGCGAAAAATGGAATTTGTCTGCGGACTAAAACAATTTAAGGAATACAAAAAAGAAGAGGCAAACGAATTGCTTGGATGCCTTAGCAAATTATTTGGCTCTTATGGCTGGATGACCGAGGACCGAGTTAACTACATTTTGCACGCTGGAATGCGTGGCCAGTACGGCGATTTTTACCATGTTAACGAAAAAACTGTAAGCGTTTGGATCAATCAATATTATGCGCACCACCAAAGCCAAATAGTTCAGGAGGTGCAAGCTTTAAATAACAAAGAAAAGGAGCCAACCAATGAAGAGATTGCGTACTGGATTGAGGTTGGAAAGCAAACCTTTCGAGACAATTACCAGGAGGCCAAAGAAACGGGAAATTGCAAGCACCTTGCCGACTGGGGAATGTACTGGTTTAACAAGTTCCAAGAGAAAGGAATTTTAAAGCCTTGGGATTTTAACGTGCAAGAAATAGAAAGCGACGTGCGAAAGGAATTAAGATTGACAACCAGGTACGTTGAAGAGTCAACAGTTGGCGCCAAGACAAAGAATAAGATTTGGAAATTGTTTATTTTACAGGCAATTAAGGACGATAAAAATTTAGATCAATTAATTTAAACAAAACAACTATGTCAAAAATTTATGGCGGAAACGCAAAATTAGTTCAAACCAAGTTTGGAGAAATTTGGAAAGTAAGCCAATCAAGAAAGGATTTGGAAGGACTTTTACAATACTTAAACGCCAACGATGCTGAATGGGTAAACTTAGACATTAAGGAAAAGCCTCAAATTGTGGAAGGTAAGCCAACGCATTATTTACAAGTTTGGCAAAGGGAGGCGGTACAAGTGGCAAATAAGCCGACAGAAAAGCGCATAGTTCAAAACGATGACTTACCGTTCTAATGAAAAAAAATGATTTGTACGCAATCTTTGCGGCGCTAGTAGGCATATCCTTACTGGCGTTGCTAAAGGTTTCTAGTTTGTTGCTTTTTATGGTTGCCTTGGCTTTGTGGACTTTGGCTTGGTCTTGGATTTATAAAAAATGTAAATGATACAGTTTAAATTAAACGAAAAACCTCTAAGCGTTAACGAAGCCTGGCAAGGCAAACGCTTTAAGACCGAAGCATATAAGCATTACGAGCGCACGATAAGTTTTATGTTGCCAAAAGCCGAAATTGACCCAAACCAAATGTTGAGGATTGAGTTTTTCTTTGGCTTTAGCAACAAGTCCAGCGATCTAGACAATCCAGTTAAGTTGCTTATTGATATTGCGCAAAAGAAATACGGCTTTAACGACAAAAACGTATTCGAGTTAAACGTTCGAAAATGCCTTGTAAAAAAAGGCGAGGAATTTATACATATGGGCATTTATAAATTAGTGCCGTTTTAAACAAAAATCTTGTTTTTAACTTGTATTATTATCGGAATCTTATATTTGCCTAAAGATTAAAACGATGAGCATATACGAGGGTTTATTTATACGAAAGGCACGCAAAGCCGCTGGCTACACCCAGGAGCAATTGGCCGACAAAATAGGATTGTCTTTGGCACCAATTAACCAGGTCGAGAACGGCTGGGAGTCTATAAGTTTAAACAGATTAAGGCAGATTTGCGAGGCAATTGGTTTGGAGGTTGTAATTAGACGAAAAGATGGCTAAAGGTTACCCGATTTCTAAGCCTGATTATTCGCTTGAAATTAGGTACCGACTAAGGGACGGACAATGGTCGCCTTGGTCAAATAAAGGAAAAGGTAAGTTTGAAACAATCGAGCTTGTCCAGCGACAAATTAGAACGCTGGCCGCGTCTTACCAGGGCCGAGAAAAAGAGGTGCGCTTTGAATGGAACGGGAAACTTTGCAGTTTTACAGGCGAGCCAACTGGCCAAACGATTTTATTAATGTAGTGATTTTGGGTTTGTTGATGTTTAAAAGCCTTGGCTAGTAAGCCAGGGTTTTTTTCTAATTAAAGAAGATATGAAAATAAACGATTTAGGATTTTGGGAGACAACCGACGGAACTGGTCATATTCACGATCTAAGCATTGCCGCAGCTTTGTCCAATTATTTAGCAGAAAAACAAGCCAACACAGTTGTTGACTTTGGTTGTGGGATGGGTGACTATGCCAAAGCTTTTAAAGCTGACGGTTATAAGGTCGAGGCATACGATGGCAACCCAAATACCGAAACGCTAAGCGATGGAATTGGCAAAGTGCTGGATTTATCCAAGCCGTTTTATTTGCGTAAAATGTTTGACGTTGTTTTGTCGCTGGAAGTTGGCGAACATATACCAGCGGAATTTGAGCAGCAATTTATTGACAACATTTGCAAGCACGCTAAAAAGCATTTGGTTATAAGCTGGGCAATTGAGGGCCAAGATGGAGACGGACACGTTAATTGCAGAAATAGCAACTACATTATTGCGCAAATTATAAATCGTGGCTTTAAGTTTAATTTTAATGATAGCGAAAAGATAAGAAAGGCCGCAACAAATGCGTCGTGGTTTGGCTACACAATTATGACTTTTGATAGGGTCTAATTTCGATTAGACTTTTTTTTACCTTTACTGAATAAACAGTTTATTTCACATGGGACAAAATGGAGGCGCAAGGCCAGGAGCGGGGAGACCGCCAAAGGCTGACGAAATCAAGCTTATTGAACAAATGGACGCGGTTGCCGTTCCAGCTAAGATATGGGCGGCCCTATTAGATCGCTGCGAGAATGGAGACACCCAGGCAATAAAGACCTGGCTAAATTACCGCTTTGGTATGCCTAGACAACAAATAGATGTCACTACTTTAGGCGAAAAGGTGACTCCGCCAATTGAGTGGCTTAAATCCAAGTAATGGAATCAATCAAATTACTAGACAAATATCAACCTTTATTTTTAGAGGACCCTAAAACGCGTTATTTTCTTATAACTGGCGGCCGTGGTTCGGGCAAGTCTTGGACATTGTCTATGTTTCTTTTAAACCTGACTTACGAGGAGGGACACGTTATTTTATTTACGCGTTGGACTTTAACCTCGGCGTTTATTTCGATTATCCCTGAATTTATTGACAAAATCGAGTTAATGAATAAATTGGATGACTTTGAGATTACGCAAAGCGAGATTATAAACAAGGCGACAGGATCAAAGATTTTATTTCGTGGAATTAAGACCAGCCAAGGGACCGCAACGGCTAATTTAAAGTCAATCGCTGGCGTTACTACTTTTATTCTTGATGAGTCCGAGGAGTTAATGGACGAGGATGTTTTTGACCGCATCGACTTATCAATTAGGGCAATTAACAAACCCAACCGCGTTATCTTGGTAATGAATCCAAGTTATAAAAGCCATTGGATTTATGGCCGATTTGTAAAGCTTACGCGCGACGATACTAGCTACATCCATACAACCTATTTAGACAACGAACAAAATTTAAGCCAGTCATTTATTGACCAGGCAAAGCGCGTTAAACAAGAAAACCTACACCGTTACGAACATTTATTTTTGGGTAAATGGCTAGACGATGCAGAGGGATTGCTTTGGAATAGGCCAATAATTGAACGAGCAAGGGTAAGCGCAAAGCCTGACTTGTCGCGCATTGTAATTGCCATTGATCCAGCGACAACCGCGTCAATGCATAGCGACGAGACTGGGATAATTGTTTGCGGTAAGGATGCCAACGGCAAGGGATATGTACTCGAAGACCTTAGCGGCAAGTATTCGCCAACGGAATGGGCAACCGTCTCATTGCAAGCATTTAAAAATTGGAATGCTGATTGCATAGTTGCAGAAAAAAACCAAGGGGGCGACATGGTTGAAAGCGTTTTGCGGTCGCAAAATACGACCGCAAGAATTAAGCTTGTAACGGCAACAAAAGGTAAGTACGTCAGGGCCGAGCCAATTTATTCGCTTTATGAGCAACACAAAATTTTTCACATTGGCAGTTTTCCAATACTAGAAAATCAAATGGTTACCTTTGAACCCGACAAAGGCAAATCGCCTGACCGCGTCGATGCAATGGTTTGGGGATTTACTGAATTAATGGTTAGTAACCAAGAATTTTGGCACGTTTAGAATATTGAATCATTTTTTTATTTTATTACCCTATTTTTACAAAAAAAGACAACGGAATGAATTACTTAGATAGAATAAAAACCGCGCTAGGTTTAAACCAAAAAGATTCGACCTATTTAAACGCGGTTTTTCCTTACCTGGGCAACAACGTTATTTGGACCGCACCAACAACGCAAAATTTTATCGAGAAAGGTCTTTATTTAAACTCTGACCTTTACGCCATTATAAATTTAATTATCAACAAGGTAAGCACGGCGCCGATTGTAGTCTATGAAGTAAAGGATCAAAAGGCTTTGAAGTACTACAAATCAATGAGCAAGTCGTTTGACAATTCAGGCGCCAAGTTCCAGGCTCAACAATACAAAGCCAGGGCACTTGAAGAGGTCAGCATTCCTGAATTGGACCGTCTATTTAAAAAGCCAAACGAATTCCAAACTTGGGACAACCTTTTAAAAGAAATTGCCGCATTCCGTTTAATAACTGGCAACGCTTACATTTACGGCGCTAGACGTGGCGAGCAATCAAACGCGCCAATCATTGCGTTGTACTCTTTGCCAGCGCAATACATGGAAATTATTTCGGGCGGTTTGAACCAACCGATTAAGGAATACCGATTGACATACAACGGTTATGAGCGCATAAATGCCAATAACGTTGGACACCTAAAAAATATTAATTTAAGTTACACGGCTGGCACGGCTAACCACCTTTACGGCGCCTCACCTTTGCGGTCTGCAGTCCGCGATCTAACCACGTCAAACGACGGAAAACAAGCGCTTTTGTCTATGCTGCAAAACATGGGAGCGCGTGGAATACTTACAGGCGATGGGACGGTAAACATTACACGGGAACAAGCGCAAGGTCTTAAAGAGGATTATAAATCCAATTACCAGGGCGCCAACCGCGCTGGCGACGTAATTATAACGCCAGCCAAATTGTCTTGGGTCCAAATGGGAATGAACGCCGTTGATATGTCAATAATTGACACGCAAAAAGTAATTTTACGCTCTTTGTGCCGCGTTTACGGCGTCGATGCTAAGTTACTAGGCGACACAGAGGCAAGCACGTTTAACAATACTGAAACGGCTTACAAGGCGCTAATTAATAACGTTGTCCGTCCGTTGCATATTGAA